CGATGCTTATCGAATGTTTGAATCAGGTGAGAGAGCTAATGAACGTGCATTTACTAGAAAAGAAAATGCTCTTAATCGTACTCAAGAAAGAGAGCTTGCAGATTCACGAGATGTCTTAACAATGCAAATGGCCATTATGAATAATGACCTTGCCGAAAAGCGTATGGACTATGACCGTGAGACAAATCGTATGGATAAGCGCGACCGAATGATTGCTCAGCTTATGTCAGGCCTCGGTTCACTTGGTGCAGCATTTGGTTAATGCTTATTGACCTGCATAGTGATAGAAATTACCACCAGAACTAAACATAGGATCTTCGCTTTTTACACGATTATGAAGCATAGTCTGCCCTTTGAACTCAGTACGTCCGTCTAGCTGAGTAAAGAAGTCTTGTATTTTTTTCTGTCCTTCAGGACTCTTCAGTCTTGCAGCAATTTCAGGACTGTAACGAGAGTTGCCAGTATATACTCCTTCATATTGGCCCTTTGCCCTAATGATTTCACCAATAGTATTCCCGTAGTTACCTGACTGAAGTCTAGTCAGTACATTTGCTGCAACTCCAAATTCGTCATCAGTGCCTAATTGAGCTTCACTGCTAATGACATAACTGAGCTCATTGTAATCATCGTCAGTTAACTTTGAGATATCAAAAGTTTGTCCACCTAAATTAGAGGAGCTTCCACTCCCCCCAGTTTTTTTCCCAGAGCCACCTCCGACAGAACTATCGGGGGCCTCAAATGTGCCTGGCTTGTAGTCACCAATGGCATCAGACTCAGACTTGTGCCTATCTTTAATAGCAGCGTGATTGGTTTTCCAAGAGTCATACAGCCCTTGTAAATCTCCTTTAGGTCTTTCTCTACCTTTGGTATTGTCGGTAGCTGCAAGGAACCCAGCACCTGCCATCTTTCCAATAGCTGCAAGGCCACCTGCTTTACGTTGCTTATTTTTAATCTCTTGGCCACGTTTAAATACCTCTGTTTCAATTTGAGCTTGTTTCATCCCTGCTACTGCCTTAATCCCTGCGCGTGCAACAGTTGCCTCAGCTTTCATGCCAGCAATCTTTTCTTCTGATGCAGTCTTCATTGCAACTTTGGAAAGACCTCCGTAATCAGGTCCTGTCTTACGTTGAACGTCAAAGATATTAGCCGCACTATTAGCTACAGCTTTACCTGCAGCTGCATAGCTAGCACCATTACTTTTACCAGCAGAAGCAAATCGCATATATCTAACGCAAGGCTTAAATCTATTGTAGTAAGAAATAATAGATATAATGTAATCAATAGTGTTAAGCGTAAGACAGATGGCTGCTGATCAAGGTAACTTTGGATTTAACCAAGTAATGAATGAGTTCTATAACTTTAAGCCTGATAAAGATGATTCTGAAGGCCGTGCGATGAAACGGAACTTTCAAGCCAACATGGTGCAGTCTGGTTTTGACCAATCCTTAGCAAAAGGTATGGCAAAGACACAATCTGGAATTGCACAGAGAAATATGACTCACGCCGCTGATTTGGAGCAGAGAAATACTGCATCCAATATGCAGCAAGAGTTTAATTATGGTATGCAGTCAATGGCTGGTCAGTTTGAATTACAAGATAAGTTTGCTGATAATCAAAATGAGAGAGACATAGGAATGGTTGCCGCTACAGGAGAGCAGCAGCGTTTATTAAACAAGAGTAAAGGACGTCAAGATAGGCTTACCACTATTGCGCAAGGTAAACAGAATAAACAATTAGCTAACATTAAAGGTAGCTATGGAAATCAACAGGCAAATATAGCAGCAGGTGCATCTAAATATAGTGCGAAGCAATCAGCAGATGCTAGTAAGTATAGTTCTAAGAAATCAGCCGAAGCTAGCAAGTATGGAGCAGATGCAACAAAAGAAGCCAGTATGTATCAATCTGATACTAGTACTAAAAACATAACAGAGACAGGTGAACAGCAACGTAAGACAATGGGCTATCAAGATAACTTAGATTCTCAGAAAGCTAATAGACAGTCTGCACGCAGTCGTTCAATGGCGAGGGCATTCTGATGCCTACCAAAGAAGCAACTGGGGGGAAGGTATACCTCACCTATGTAGACCAATGGCTAGATACACTACCTGCTGCTGAAAGTGAAGACTTCAATGAATTTGCTGAAGTCACTCCAAGTGTGATTGAAATTTGGGTATATGCAGGAATCCTTCAATACCCAGGTTCGTTCAATGATCTAAGTCGTTGGGTCAAAATGAAGTATAAGAAACTCAACCGACGTGAAATACTTAATAGCGAAATTGCTGCTCTTCACTCCGATATACAAGAGCTTCGAATGGCAATTACCTCAGGCGAAGTCAAAGCTGACAATGGCTGCCAACGCCTTGCTGCCTTGGAGAAAGAACTCCGTAGTCACATCGAAACGTCGGACAAGATGAATCGCACAACAGATAAGCGAGGACTGGTGCTTGCTGGTGCTGACCGTGTGATGCGTGAACTAACAGGTATCTTCAAAGATGACCCACAATTTGCTGAACCTATTGAGAATGCAATCAATGCAGTGTGGTCCAAAATCTATAGTGAACTGAGTAACACATAATGTACGGCGCATCTACTATTCAAGCGATGGAGGGGACTTATGCACCTTCCAGTCAATTCTCGCAGATTCCGCTGCCTGAGATGGCAGAAATCAAGGATGCCAGTACAGGCACTTTACGATTAGAAGGTACTCTTGCAAAACGCCTGCCAGGTATGCCATCTGGTGACTTAGATAATCTGGCCTTCACTAATAACAGACAGATAGAAGCTGCGGAGTTAATGAATGATATGAGATATGTCTACGATATCTCTCGTCAACAATCTGCAAGAAGTAAAGCAATAGCCAAAGCTAGAGGACGTCAAGCACAGAAGCAATCGGAGAGAGCATCAAATGCAGACAACCGACTGAGTAAAGGACAGGGACGCTCAGCACGCTTTAAGAGAAGTACGATATTGAGAAATGCTCGTGATGTATTAGGGATGGGAACAGAATTATATCGTTAGACTGAACCTAAAGGTCTAACTGTATGGCAATACCAAGTGCAGCATTAGCTTATCGTCGTTCAGCATTAATGACGGCAACTAAAGTTACAACTAAACCACCATCACCAGAAGTGCTTAGAGCACGAGATGACTTCAAAGACTTCTGTGTATTTATGGGTAAAGCTCCTGCCAAGCATATGCGTGAGTGGCACGCAGAGTTATGTACTGGTGTAGATACCGAATGTTTGATGGGCATTGGTGGACCTAATACTGCAATCCTTGCACCACGTGGTTCAGCTAAGTCAACAGTACTTGGGCTATTTGCCGCTTGGATGATTGGCAGACATACCGCAGCAAAGCAGATGTTGCGTATACTATATATTGCATATATGGTTGACATCAGTCGAGCAAAGAGTGCAACCATTAAAGGTATTTTGACAAGTAATAAATACCGTGAAGTCTTTCCAATGGTAAGACTTTCAAAGATTAAACGTTCAGATGAATACTGGAGTATTGACTATGATTTTGCAGGCATTGACACAGCAGGTGAAGAAGCTTTCACAATTGCGTGTGGAGGTCTCAAAGGTGCAATCACCTCTAAACGATCACAGCTGGTGCTTATTGATGACCCTATCAAATCTGCCGCTTCAATCAACAACCCAGACATTCGCCGTGAGATGGAGCAGACGTGGTCTATCGTTATCGCACCAACGATGTTCCAAGGTGCACGGGCTATCTGTTTGGGAACCCGCTACCACTTTGACGATATTCACGCCACTCTCTTTGTCCCCAAGAACAACTGGAAACAGATTGTACAGAAAGCTGTCTTAACAGACGCTGAAGGTAGGCAACGTTCGTATTGGCCAGAGTTCTGGTCAATGAAGTATCTAAACGAACGCAAGGCAGAAGATAGTGTTGCCTTTGCCTATCAGTATCTCAATACAGCAGTTCGTAATGCAGATGTCGGTATCTCACCAGAACTGATTGTAAAAGATGTAGTCCCAGAAGATTATGACTGCTTAGGCGTAGGTATTGACCTTAGTGCTGGCCTAAGCGAAAAGAATGATTGGACTGTAATGACACTAGGAGGCATCAAAGACGGGAAGATATATCTCATTGACCAACGTCGGTCACGAACAATGGGCAATCTAGAGAAGATGGATACTTTATGTGAGATGTTATCTGACTGGAACATCTTGCTTGAAAACGAAGAAGGTCAATGGTTCCCTACGATGTCGCCGTGCGTGATATGGCCAGAGGCTGTTGCTTATCAGACATCATTTGAAGGTGATTTTAAACGTGTGATGTTTGAGCAACGTGCGTTATATAACCTTACATGCTCACCAGTGAAAGGATTTAAAGGAGATAAACTAGCAAGATTACGTGGAGTGCTTGGATTGTATGAACATAAGAAAGTTATCTGGAACAAATGGCGTAAGTGGAATATCCTTGAAGATGAACTATTGAATTTCGGACATTCACAGCATGATGATGCAGTAGATTCTATGGTGCTTACGATGGGTGGATTATTAAGACGTGGTGCTTTACAAATGGAATTCAATGATTAGTGTCTAATAAAATCAATAGTTATAATGAGGTATGAAGCAACCATGTTCTAGATATGTTACAAGACGAAGAAAGACTAAGGGCAGCTTATGCAAATGCAGGTCCCAACAAGCTTGGAGGTAGCTCCATGTGGGATGCGTTCACCAGTACTCGTGCGTTTGGATCGAATGAACGTAGCCGAGATATGGCGAATTATAAAAAACTTTTGAGGGAATTAGATACCGAGCGGCGAAGCGGTCATAAAAGTAATCCTGCCCCAAAGCCTACACCTGCTCCAAAGCCTAAACCTGCTCCAAAGCCTAAACCT